CACACAATACATATCCAATAGAGGTACCAGACCCAGACCCAATAAACTTTGCAACTATATAAGCAATCCCCCTTTTATAAAAAGGGGTCCCACTACTCTAGGTTGTATTGCTTGATTTAGACAGTTAATGGTGGTAAAAAACTTATTCAACACCTAAGATGGTGCAAAAATTTTTTAAAAAATTTTTTATGATTAAAAAAGATATAGATAAACTTCCGGCTAACATTCGCTCTGAATATAGACGCCTAGAAGTTATGCATGCCGAAAAAAAAATACAACGAAAAGCAGTAAGTGACTTTATGTCTTTTACCAAAGCTGTGTGGCCAGAGTTTATAGAAGGTGCACACCACAGAGTTATTGCACAAAAATTTAATGATCTAGCTGCTAAAAAAATTAATAGATTAATTATTAATATGCCACCCAGACATACAAAGTCAGAGTTTGCAAGTTATCTTTTGCCAGCATGGATGGTAGGTAAAAATCCAAAATTAAAAATTATTCAAGCAACTCACACCGGAGAACTAGCAATTAGGTTTGGTCGTAAAGCAAAAAACTTAATTGACAGCGAAGAATATTCTAAAATTTTTGAAACAAGACTACAAGAAGACAGTCAGGCTGCAGGAAGATGGGAAACTGCACAAGGTGGTGAGTATTTTGCAGCTGGTGTTGGTGGTGCAATCACGGGCCGTGGTGCAGACCTCTTGATTATTGACGATCCACACTCGGAGCAAGACGCAATGTCAGCTAATGCATTTGAAAATGCGTACGAATGGTACACATCAGGACCACGACAACGTCTACAACCAGGCGGACAAATAGTTTTAGTTATGACCAGGTGGTCAAAAAAAGATTTAACAGGAATTTTATTAGATAATCAAAAAAAAATTAAGGGTGATCAATGGGAAATTGTAGAATTTCCGGCAATCATAGGCGACGGAGATAAAAAAACTCCAGTTTGGCCACAATATTGGCAAATGAAAGAATTAGAATCGGTAAAAGCAACTTTACCTGCAGGAAAATGGAACGCACAATGGATGCAAGAGCCAACTTCTGAAGAAGGAGCGCTAATAAAACGTGAATGGTGGAATAAATGGGACAAAGAATTTTTACCAGACGTTACTTACGTTATTCAAAGCTACGATACAGCGTTTTTAAAAAAAGAAACGGCCGATTACAGTGCAATTACTACTTGGGGTATTTTTTATCCTGAAGAAGGTGGTAAACCAAATATAATTTTGCTAGATGCAATCAAAGATCGTTTTGAATTTCCAGAATTACGTCGTGAGGCGTTGGAACAATATAAATATTGGCAACCTGACATGGTGATCGTTGAGCAAAAAGCATCAGGTACGCCGTTAACCCACGAACTAAGGCAAATGGACATTCCAGTGATGACATTTACGCCAAGTCGTGGTAATGATAAGCACGTTCGAGTAAATTCTTGTGCTCCGCTATTTGAGGCCGGATTAATCTGGGCTCCTGATGAGCGATTTGCGGAAGAAATGATCGAAGAATGCGCGTCATTTCCATATGGCGATCATGATGACTTAGTTGATAGTATGACTATGGCTATTATGCGATTCAGGCAGGGAGGTTTCCTACCCCATCCAGAAGATTATGAAGACGAAAAAAAACCACCTAGGAAAAGGGAGTACTACTAAATATGGCTATAGATATCGGATTAAGAATTATACAATTGCTAGATAGCATTGGTATAAAAGGTGGTAGCTATTTAGGTAAAGCTAGTAATGTTAGAAAAGCATTTACTGGAGGTAAAGCAACATTTTTTAAACCTAATGCTTTAGAAACACTTAGATCTCAAGACGGCACTTTTACTGATGCATTAAAACTTATTGAAGACGAAGCTAAATATATAACTAATGCTACAGACGCTGAGAAGATGGCATTTTTAAATAATTTAACGGAATATAAAAGTTTAGGTGGTCCTCCAAAAACAACAGGCGGTATTACAGCTTTAGATGAAGCTAAAAATTTAACTGATGAAGCTGGAGATCTTCAAACATCAGTTGATGACTTAATGTCAATGGCAAAAAAAATGAAAGATGAAGCAGAGGCTAATAAAAAGAAAGCGCTTCAAGATTTAGATGATTTTTTTACAACAGGTGGTCAACCATTTAAGAAAAAAGATGATAAATTTTTGGGTGGTAGCATGCACGAAGAAAGTCAACTTAGAACTGGTATTAGACAATTTTTACAAACAGAATATAAAAACGGCAGGCTTAAATTAAATGACTTAGATAAAGATAGAGTCATGCAATATTCAGGGTTAACAGAACATGATCCTATTTTAGTATTTAAAAAAATTTACGGCGACGAAGCTTATAAAAAAGCTGGATCATTTCCTGGTGCATTTGAGATAGGTGAGGATTTTAAACACTATGAAAAAATTTTTAGAGAAAACATGGGAGAAGATTTATTAAAAGTTAAAAATAAAGAATACGTTGGTGATGGTAGATTAGTTTTAACTGATGAAGTATATGAACCTAAACCAGATGTTGATGATGATGACATACCTTTTGCAAAAGGTGGTCGTGCAAGTTTTGCTGGTGGTAATATAGTTTCTAAAATTATAGCAGCAATTGTTAAGAAAGAACCAATTAAAGCTATGAAAGAAGTTAATAAAGTTATTGGTAAAAAAGGTAAATATAAAAATTTAACAGAAGATGAAATTAATAAGATTGTAGACGGAACTAACGACTGGATCATGCAAAGAGATCCAGATAATTTATATGTCTACGATGATGGTAAAACTATTTACGATGATGATCTTACAAAACAACAGTTACTTGAAAAAGAAGGAAGAAAATTAGATTTAGAAAATATTGAAGGCGATGTTGATGATATCCTAGACCAGCAGATAAATTTGAGTGTCGAAGATTCTTTAACAACTAAAGAGGGTCTAGGTGCAACTGAGACCGCTGAAAGATTTAGACTGAAACAAAAGTATCCAGGAATTTCGGATGAGTTATTAAATAACATTTTAATAGATGACAATCCACAAAGAAAAGCAGAAGTATTAGCAACTATTGATGAAGCTTTTAAAATGATGGAAAAAGGTAAAGGTCCTGATGAAATTGTACAAACATTTAAAAACATGAAAAGAACTAAAAACGCTAAAGGCGGACGTGCTGGTTTTTACATGGGAGGTCAGTCAATGATTGAACCTGATCTTTCAGACATTGGCCATGGTTCGGATTCCTTGATGTCACGTAACAGAATACTTGCACCAAATAGTCAAGCAACAACATCAACAGGTTTAAATTATTTATTAGGTGAAGATAATGACAATACTAGAATTCCGTTTGACAAAGGATTATTAGTTCCACCACCTAAACCATATACAATAGATCAATTTGATAAAGATTCTATGATGCTGTTGCAAGGTATTTATGGAACAGGAAAAGCTACTCATCCAATGCTTTACAATAGTATAATTGAAAAAGGCAACAAACTTAGAAAACAAGGCGTTGAAAGAGAAACAGTTATTGAGATTATAAGAAACAATAAAGATAAAATTAATGCGTTTTTAGAAACACAAACAACATCCCCTAAAACTTTTAAAGGCATTGATGAGTTTGAAATGAAAGCTAATGGTGGTCGTATTGGTTTTGACAATGGATTATTAGTTCCAGATAAAGATCTTGATAGAGAAATAAAAAAAATAGCGAACATATATGTTGAACCTGAAACTTTTGAAGAGCAGGCGGCTAAAGAACTAGAAGAAAAAGCATTAGACCAAGCTAAACTTTTATACGAAACAAAACCTATACGAAATAAGTTTTTACCAGGAAAGCAAGGAGATAAAGAATACCAACTTGCTTTGGATGCATATTATGAAACTGAAAAAGGAAAAAAAGAAAAAGAAGATGAAATGTTTGCAATGGTTAAAGAGTTTCAAACTTTAAAGAAAAAGGGAATTCTAAGCCAAGACACGTCTCTTAGAAAATTTAAAAAAATGAAAACTTTAAAAAAAATTCAAAATCAAATTTTAGAGTTAAATTTAAAATATCCAGAAAAAAAAATAATTAACAAAGAAGGATTTGTTGATAAAGAAAATCTTAAAGAAGCAATAGATGCAGCAGAAGTAGATCTAGAAATAAGTCCAATTGATGGATTAACTTTAAAAAGATCTATTGACACTGAAGGTCAACAATCTGCAACATCCGGTAGTTTTGATATTGGTAATTTAAATTTTAGTAGTTCTGATATAGAGGGAGGCCAATTAACAACTACAGGTAGTTTTAATTTACAAGATGTTAAAAATTTTGAAAAGTTAAATTTACCAGATGTAGATTTAACAGGAAAGGTTGTTAGTAGAGATGGTGACACATTAAATACTGAATATAATTTTAACTATGACAATATCTTAAAAGGTAAAATATTTGATTCAGATGGTTTTAGAAAAACTGAAATTGACTTAGATAAAACATTTCCAATAAACGACAAATTTAATTTAAATTTTAAAGGTGGCACAGATTTTACAACGATTGATGGCAAAACAGTCAGGAAATCTGATTTAATACCTAAATTTAAATACAATGACGGAATATTTAGTGCAGATGTTTCTAAATCAATTTTAGAAGGTGGTGATAATTTTAGTTTAAACGCAGGTGCATCTTTTCCTCTTTTTCAAGAAACATTTGATGGAGCTTTAATATTAGATGAATTTGGTAAACCTATTTATGATGAAGAAAATAAAAGATATAAAAGAGAAGCAGACACTACTAAAGACAAGGGTGTAATAACATTAAAAGCTACAGATTTATTTACTGATAATATGGGTGGTTCAGTAGCTTATAACAAAAATATTTATGATAAAGATAATTTAAAATTTTCAATTGGTGCTCAAAAAAATCTTTTTGACGATGATTGGACAGCTGGTGGATATTTAAACTATACATATGCAGACGGCGGTATCGCTGGCCTAAGACAAGGTTATGCAAAAGGTAAAGGTGTTGACCTAGCGCGTAGAGGATTTTTAAAATTATTAGGTGTAACAGCTGGAGGAGTTGCTGCACTTAAATCTGGAATTTTTAAAGTATTAGGTAAATCATCACCTAAAGCAATTCCTAAAATAGTTGAGGTTGGCTCAGGATCTGGCGTGCCATCATGGTTTGAACCAATGGTTAACAAAGTTTTGGCTGATGGATTAGACATTACTAAAAAAAATGCATACATTGATGGTCAAACGGTTAAAAGATTAGAAACACCAAATGGTAAAGTAGATGTCTACCACAATGAAAGAACTGGTGAAATCGATGTAGATTACGTAGGGTCTGGTACAGCTTTAGATGAAGGAGTACAGATGAATTACAAACCAGGTTTAAGTTTAGCTGATGAAGGTAATCCTAGACCAGCAGATGAATTTATGGCAACAGAAAATATTCCAGAAGGACAAGTAGTTGGACCGGATGACTATGAAATTGGATTAGGAGAAAACACGGTGTCTAAGATTGATGATTTATTTTCTGATACATCAGAACTTAAAGAACTTGGTGGTGAAAAAATTTTAATTAACGATATATCTCAAACTCTTAAAAAGAAACAGAAATTAAAACAAATGAAAGATAATCCTTCGGACTTTGTAACAGATGTCCAAGGTGATTACGATCCAACTTAATATGATTGATGAAACGACAAAATTTAACCGAGCCCAAGGCTATTATAAACGTATTGCATTAGCCGGCGACACAACAGGTGCATTTAAACAACTAGTAGCTTTTAATAAAGAAGCAGATAATCTTAAAAATTTAATAAATCAAAAATATGGTTCGGGGACCATTAAGTATGGTTCAGAAATACCTCAACCACCAGCACGACCCGAGGTTATAGAAATAGATCTAATCAACGACTTTATGAAACGTAACCCTGCAGCTGATGGTGGACAAATGGTAAAACCAAGTGCTGATGGATCGAGACCTGGGTATCAGGGACGTGGAAGACCTCAAATATACGCAAACGAAGCAGAACGTTATGCTGCCTCGAAGGAAGGTAAAAAAATAAAAGAAGCCCAAGAAATGGGTAAAGTTTGGGATAAAAAAACTAAACGATTTAGAGAAAAAAAACCAAGCCTTCTAGAACTTCAAGAAAAAACAAGGAAAAAAACAACAAAACAAAATACTTTTATAAAAAATTTTTTAAAACAAAATTCAACAACAAAAAACGGGTACAAAGTATTAAATTTAAATTTAGGTGACCGAACTAATTATAAACAAAATCCAAATACTTTATTTGCAAAATTAGTTAAAGGATTAAAAGAAAAAGGTAAAATTGATCTTACAGCTTTAAACACACTTTTAGAAAAAACAATAAAAGATCAAAATTTTTTAAGTCCTAAACAATATAGAAAACAAATAATTGTTGAGGTATTTATGGATGATTTTGCAAAAAATGGTCAGTTTACAGGTCAAGCTAAGTTTGATCCACGACTTAAAGAATTTAGGGGAATAAATCCTGATAGAGTTTATGGGGAAATGAATAGAACATTTGGAGAATGGGCCAATGGTAAATTTGAAGTTGACGGTTTTGATCGGTCTAAATTTGATGAAAATATAAAGAAAAATTTAAAAAATTGGACACCTATAGATAACGTAGCGGAAAGAAGTCTTCAAGTTGCAAAAGAATTAAAGTTTTTAAATAATTTAAATGACAACAAACCAAACCTTTCTGCTAATGAAGTGGAAAAATTATTTAATAAAGAATTTAAAAATAACAAATATTGGAAAAAAACAAGTTTTGTAAACCGAGTTTCGCAGTTGTATCCACATAAAATTTATGGCGAAGGTAGAAATCGTGATTTGATAACTGAAAATTGGAAAGGAGAAAGATCTCCATGGTTAAGACAAGTTTTAAAAAATAAAATGTCTGGAAACTTTACTAGAGTTTTAGTAGCTGCTGATGCAGCTGAAGCTAAAGGAGACTTGCAACTCGCAAAAAAATATAGAAAAGCTGCTAAAGATCTTTTTATGCCAGGTAAAGGAGTAATTGATAAGATAGCTGGACAAGCTGAACACCCATGGTTTTATAATTATGGTAAAGGACTATTTCAAATTGATAGTTTAGTTAAAGGTGATTTAAATTCCTTTAAAGCAAATAACTTTGAAATTCCCATAAGAGAGTTAATAAAAAAATATGAAAGAAATTTTGATTCATTAAAAACTTTTGAAAAAAAAGCAATTGAAGCAGAAATAGATTTAAGACGTAGTTTTTTAAATACTATCACAGACATTGGTGATGGAGGAATGGCTAGAAATGTTACATTTGATTATAAGTCTAATCCTGGCACAATAAAAGTTATAAATAAAACTCCCGATATTTATAAACAATATTTAAGTGATAGATTAGATCCTTTAGAACTTCAAACTAGAGGTACGTCTTATAGAGATACGTTGATTAAAAATCTAACAGAAGCCGATTATAATATTTTAAAAAAAGGAACTGATGAAATAAAAACTGGAAAAATTGGTTCTAAAACAATGGAAAATTTAATTAAATCTATTGGTTGTCCTAATGCTAAAGCTGGTGGAGGACGTATAGATTTTGCAGAAGGTGCAGGTTGTTTTGAAAAAGGTCAAAAATTAATTAACGAAGGATTTAAAGGAGCATCACCGGCTGCTATGAAAAATGGTGCAAAATTTTTAAACACTGCATACAGATATGGTAGAAACATAATGAAGTTTGGTATTATACCTGAAGCAATATTTGTGGGTGGTGAAACTTTACTAAGATCATTAGGTGATCAAACTTTAGAAGAAGGTTTAAAAAGTTCAATTGGGTTTTACACGGATTGGACAGGACTAACTAATTTAAAAAAAGATGCTAGGATTTCTCAAAACATGCGTAACATGGGTGTAGATGCTACAATGAATATAGAAAGATTAGTTAACTTTAATGATGCTACAGATAAAGTAAATAAATTAAAACAAATGAAAGAATCTAATCTTGCAGTTAATGACGAATCATTAACTGGATTAACTGATCAAGAAGTTGCAGCAAACGCGGATAAAAATATTGCAAAAGCACAAGAATATTTAGATAAAAACTTTTTAAAAGAACGTGAAAAATTATACTTTAGTCAACAACAAGACGAAGCTGCAGATATTGCAGGAACTAAAAGTCCTTTTCAAAAATTTTTAGGAGAAGCTAAAAATAAAACTGAAAACATGCGTTATGAACCTGACTTTACAGGAATGCAGTCAGATATGCTTACAATCGATCCAATGTCTGCAAAAGCAAAAAAAGATAGTGTTAGTAGTCTACCACCTCGAAGTCCATTAACTGGTAGCGAAGGTGAAACAGCTTTTTTAAAGCTATCACAACTTCCAATGGGGCCTCGAATGGGTAGTGAAATAGATGTACTTGCTAAAGCACTACAGGGAGCAGGAATAAATACAGATGCTGCATCCCTTAAATCTATACAAGATTATAAAAAATATTTTAAAAATTTAACTATAGAAGAAATGCTTGCGATGGGAGTTCCAAGAGAAGCAATTCTTGGTTTTAATCAAGCCGAGCCTATTGAAACAAAAGGACCAGGTTATTATTCAAATTATAATCCTTCAGATCGATATAAAAATTTTAAATTAGGAATGTTTTCAGAAGGCGGTATAACTACATTAAGGAGCAAGTATGAGTATAAAAAATAAACCAACAAAGAAAAAACCAAACATGGCACAGAAGATGAGAGCCAATCC